TATGAACCTTCATCCGTTTGAAGAGCCACCTTTCCGTTATCATCTTCCGTAAGCCCGCTCGCCTCTTCTCGAGCGGTTGAGTCAGCATATTCCTTGAAATGGATGACATGCTGTTCGGCATAGCCCAAGTCTTTATGTTCTATATTGGCCATAATCTTATGCTCCTCCCAGGAAATCCCTCATCTTCACGCGTCGAGGACGCTTGGTATAGCCGTCGGTCTTTATGCCCTTGGCATTATCGATGAGCTCTTGGAACCGTGTTTCATGCTCCAGGGCGAGCTTCGGGGCATACCAGGACATTGCTTTCCTACTCAGGAGATCTGCCTTAGCCCCATGGCCGATGGCTTTGAAGTGATCGTTATAAAGAAACTCCTCGATTGTTGTACATGATCGGGCAGGTTTGAGGTTCACCCGTACCAGCAGGCCCTCATCGCTCTTCTCGGTAGGTGTATTTACCAAGTAGAGCACCCGGTCCTTGTCTACCCAATATTTGCTGGGCGTCGTTGCAGTCCGGTATTTCCAGCTTCCCGTATCATGCAGATCTAACTGGTTTTCCGAGGCAGGATCCAGGGTCTTAAACTGATCGTCATCTTCCCCGTCCTGCTTATATTTCACGTCGTCAACCGAGATGATCACCGAGTTTTCAGGGGCAGTCAGGGTATAGTTATTCTGATCGGCAACCACATTGATCCTATCTAACTCTTCTTTCCATAAAAGCGTTTGCTCACAGAATGTGATGCAGGCATTCCTGACCGCGTTTTCAACAGCCGGCATGGGTACCGCAACTACATCAGGAGCCACCTCATTCCACCATTCCGTCAATGCTTTGGTTGTCATGATCTATCCCTCCCTTTCCTGTGCAGGGGGTTGCAATCCGAGATCCCGGTAAAAGGCGTTATACGCATCAAGGGCCCGCTGCCTCGTCCCCTGAATCCCCGAATCCTGGCTCAATGCACGATAGAGGATATAGTTGATCAGCGCGTTGTAGTAGTTCTCTTTGATTGTGAGGTAGTCATTCTTCCATGCTCCAAGTTCATCGTAGTCAATGGGGGTAGGAGTCTTGGCATATTCCAGATCCACATAGCCGGTGGCGTCCGAAGGGGGAGAAACGTAGTACGTAGTAGGGTCCTTGAGATCGGGCATAGCGTTGTAGATAGATGCTACCTCGGTTTCCGAGCTCCAGTTGGGGGCGAATACGGCCAAGGCCTGGAGGCTGGTCAAGGTAATCGCTCGGCCTGGTGTTTCTCCATCGGTGCCCATATTGCGCAGGACATTGATGAAGGCTATCCCTCCGGTGGGAAGAGTCTGTTTAACTCCGGCACTGAGCTGTACGGACTCAATGACCGGGTTGGCCTGCGGTACCAAGGAAACGATATCTCTTTCCCCCTGGTTTGCCCAATCCAGCAGGGTTTCCTGAGCCCAAGTATCCCCTTCCGTATCGTTGAGGGCTACCTGGACCAAGTTCTCGATGATGTGGCCGATGGTTACGGTAGCCATAGCTTCCCTCCGAATAGTGCGCTATTATGCGCAAAAATGCGTAAATTCGGTATATATGCACAAAAAGGAGGAATTTTACCCTGCCGTCGCCTCTTCGGCATGCTGCGGAACCTGGGACTGGATATACCCAATCGCTTTTTCTACGATGGTATCCAGCTTTTCCCTGCGGTCTACCTCATAGCCGAAATGCTCCCGCATCATGTTTTCTACCTGGACCTTGCCCCTTCCCTCTTTACGGATCTTATCGAGCTGCCCGATGATATCGGACGGTGATACATGATTAGAACCATCAACAGAGGGCCCCGGTGTTTCTTCAGCTGATTCCCCTTCGTTTGAGGGTACATCCATGATCACTCTGCCCTCGGGAGGGGTTTCATCTTTAAACAGATCTCCGGGTTTCATTCCCAGCAGGGCCAGAGCCCTATCGCGCTGTTCCCTGAGTTTTTCGAGCTGATCTGCCACACCTTCTACATCTACTTTCCCTATCGGTACCGCCGTAGGCGCAGGGATTACGTTGCCCTTTGCTTGGCTCGCCAATCGCTTTAGGGCCTCCTCCGGTGCAATTTCCGACATATCCTTGCGTAGAGAAAGCACTTCGGTCCAAGCATAGATATACCCGCTAGGGTGTTGCATTAAATACCGCACTATACGTGTCATGACTGTACTCCTTTTAAGGTTGATAGGCTGTGAGGACTGCCGAGAAGGCAAATCCTCACAACTGTTGGCCTGCCTGAGGCAGGGGGGTTAGAATACCTTGAACCCATACATCCAGAAATCGGCAATCAAGGTTGATTCGGCTGCACCGTTGAAGGTGACATCGATGGACAGATTTCCGATGGAAAGGGTCTGCGCTCCGTAATTGCCATCGAAGGCAGTCCATTCATTTCCGTCTTCGGTATCGAAGTTGATGTATGAGTCATCCGTGCCGACATCGCAGGCATCGAGCCATCGATCAGCCTCCGCAGTTTCCTCTTGAGTTGCCGTTGCACTTGCATGTCCCAAATCAATGGTAGTGCAAGAGCCTCCGGTAGTGACCCGTATCCCGCCGCCCAAGAGTAAAATTCCTGCTGGAACTCTCCAGAGTTGCAAGATATCTGCGGCGGCAAAGCCAGTTGCGGGGAGCAATGTTCTATCCCCACTAACCGCCAATGAGGAATGACCACTTTCCGCGATCAATGCCGGAACATCCAGATGTCTCCTCAAGAGTACGTTACCAAAGGCATCATACGGCACCGCATAACCTTCTTTGTAATAATGATATGTTGACATAATAGTTCTCCATGTTGTCCGGGCAGGGGGCTGCCCCCCGCCCGGATATGTTATTGGTTAATCGCTATTGGCCTTTGCGCACGTACAGGTCTACGACGGCCTCAGTCTTGAGAACCTTATAGCCATATACGTTGAGCCCTCTCACCAGGTTGCCGAACGTGCTTTCGGCCCTGAGGGTCTCCATCTCGGTCATCTGGGCGGCAAAGGATAAGCCGTTTCGCTGACCGCCGATGATATGCCAGCAGGTAAATCCGGTATCGGAAACACTGGTAAGCAGGTTGCTGAGGTATAAGGTCAATCTATCGATTCCCCCCAACCGACCGTTTCGCAGGATGCTCTGACCGTCACCGGTGAGAGAGGCATCCTTGAGGTCGGACTTTTTGATCATGCCACTTACCCATGGAGGGATAATCAGCCATCTGCTTTCGTCTGGGACGTTCTGCTCGTCGAGGACTGTCCCGATATCCACGATCTTCTCCAGGATAATAGTTTTGCTTATCACCACAGGCGATGCAGTGGTACCTAGGTTGATGTCACCGCTCTTTGCACCAGCAGCGATACCTTTATTGCTGGCATGAGCATCGGAGTAGAAATCGGCGAGTGCACCTTCATCGACGGTGATCTTCATCTGCTTGCTCGCATCCCCGGACCAATTGTCCATGAGCTTGATATCGCTCTGGTGCCGATCAATATCATCGCAGATGAAATTGAAGTACTTCGCCTTGTCTATCTCCATTTCTATAGTCGGGCTCTCCGGCCGCTCGATCGTGAGGGTTTGACCTTTGGAGTAATCGCGGATGGTGATATCAGGGGTCTGCCGAATGATCACCTTGTCGCCCTTATTCTTGATCTCCTTTGATGTTATCGACAGGTTCTTTATCCTGTCCTCTTGTGGTTTCCCACAAGGCCAGACTATATCATTATTTTTCTGTTGCGTTTTTGTTTTGATGGTGATAAAGTATCGTTCATGCCAGCCAAGCGTACCTTCCTTATCGGTAAAGAGACTTTGCGCCGGGATTACGCAGAGTTGCAGTCCCTCTATAAGTTGGCCAAAAAATACGGCGCGAAGCGTTTGACGATTCTCTCTTGGATGAAAAAGTACAATATCGCTCGCGTAAAAAGCATCCCTCGAAAATTCTCTATCACCAAGGATGAATTGCGGCATGACTACGAAGAGCTTGGATCGTCTGTCAAAATCGCCAGTAAGTATGGAGTTTCCAAGAAACTTGTACTCCGATATATGAAGCGTTTCGGGATTGAGAGGAACAAACGCAAGACTCCTCCTGTTGACATCATTGTCAAAATGGCGATGAATGGACTGTCCACTCAACAGATTGCGAAGATCTTCGAAGTAACTCCAACGTGGATCCGCAAATTGGCGAAACAGGCCGGAGTGAAGGTCGATGACCCTTATCATTCCGGCTTTGCCAAGCACGGAGGATATATAATGGGGTATCGGCCAGACCATCCTGATGCTGGGACTAAGGGTTACGTGATGTTGCATAGGCTGGTGATGGAAGGACACATCGGTAGAAGATTGAAACGAACTGAGGTAGTCCACCATATCAACGGGGATACCTCGGATAATCGAATCGAGAATCTGATGTTGCTGAATAGCAACGCTGATCATATTCGTCTTCATGCCGATCTGAAACGTAGCCAAAAACGCAAATACAAACAGAAAAATACGCCCCATTCGTGAGGTTTTTCCCATCGCTTTGGCGAGAAGGGTACTTACCCTAGTCGTTGAACCTTCAACCCGTTTCCAGGCCGTTTGGCTGCTGATTGCCCATTGTCTCATCACACGACTTTTCAATCCTTCGCGCACGCCGTTACCGGCCACGCTGTGGAGCGTGAGCTTTAGGGTGTTCCAGCAATTAGAGGCGTTTAACGAGGGCAAGATCATTCCGTTTCACCCTCGTAATCGGTATTGGCGATAGCCGCCAGGACCGTAGCCGCATAGAACTTGACCAATAACTTACCGGACCAAATCTCCGGTATGAATGTCCCGCTATACTGCGGGGATCCAGATGCTGCGTTTATAGTCATGATAAATTCCTCCTCCCAGCATCAGCGCCCCGCAACGTAGCCCTACAAGAGAGTCTATCTGCGACCCGCCGGCTGGGGATTGAGTTGTTGCTTTTGAAATTCATTGGTTATCTCGTTGTACTTTTCCTCTGTTATCTTCCCGTCCACGTAGTCCCTGGCTGCCTTCGATATCGTCTCTGGCAATATGGGCTGTTTTTCTGTGGGAATAGCCGATTCCCCTCCGCTTTCATCTGGCAGAAGCTCCGATTCCATACCAGAGGGGGTTTCAGCCTTAGGGGTCTCCGTAGGGGGTGTTTCAGCAGAAGATCCTCCACCGTTGCCACCAAGAGGCATGCCTTTTCCCTTTTTGAAGGCGTTGAAGATATTGACTACGCGCTGGGAGTCCATCTTCTTATCCGCTTCCTGCAGGAGAGAATCGCGTGTTCGACCGCTCATGAGATCAACGTCATCCAACCATTGAACGAACTCAGGGGTTTTATTGATCGTTTCCCAGTCCTTGACCGCTTTATCGAGTTTGTCGTAATAGCGGTCCTTGTCGCTCACCAACACTCGTTGCGAAACGCCGCCTACAAGATTTTTGAGCTGGGCGTTTTCGTTGACGAGGGCGTTGAACGAACTGACTAAGTTTTTCATCTCATCGCCATATCCTTCGAAATCCTCTGGATTGAGCTTCTGTGTCGGAGCTAGCTGGCCGCTCCCCGCTTGCGCAGGTGTGGCCTTGCCGTCTTCCGGGGGGGCTTCCTCTCCGTGCTGCGCGCCCTTGAGCTCTTTCACGATGGTATTCAGGTTGGATATGGTCTCATTGGCACTGTCGAGTGCGACTCTTAGCTCTGCATTCTGTTGACGGAACCGTGGTATCTCAGCATCGTATTTGCCTTGGAGCACCTCGTATTTCTGCTTGAAGTCTCCTTCTCCCTTGGCTTTCTCCTCTTCAGGCTTTTCAGCGTGTACCCGTGAGTGCGCTGCAAGCGCCTGCTGGGAGCCGAATGACTTTCCGCATACTTGGCAGGTAAACTCCTTTTTCTCCTCTTCGGGCTTTCCCTCTCCGCCTTCCTTGGGAGCCTGAGCAGGGGTCTCCGGTGGAGTCTCGGAGCCTTCCCCGGTCTTCCCGTTGATGAGCCCTTGTTGAAGCTCATCTGCCTTCTCGCCCTGTGCTGTGACGTTTGAAGGCATGCCTTCCAGTTCTTGGTCTGTCTTTTTCTCCTCTGCCATGACAATCCTCCCGCGAGCCGCCTTTACGGTCTTCGCATTGGTCCTTCACCGTGCCTGACGCCTATCGCCGGTCTACGGATCCGGAGCATTAAAAAAGCCCCATATTAATGGGCTTTTTGTCATTAATTTAATTGACTTACAAATAAAGCCCCTATAGAATTTGAGTATGAGAACTAAAACTGGTTTTACGAAAGCATATTTACTATCTAAATTGGTTGAAGCCTCTGAAGTATTAGGCCATAGCCCAAGCGAACGGGACTCAAAAAGGCTGTCGAATTTTCCATCAAGAGGAGCATACCGTAACCATTTTGGGACATTTGCGAAGGCAATGACATTAGCTGGGCTTCCTTTGGTAGAAAGCGGTTCTGCTAATCCCGACCATTTGTTCCATTTTGAAAATCCTGTCAGGAAAAAGAAACTCAAACATAAACGGATAAATAGCTCTAAAAACCATTTGGCATTTCGGTTTAAAATCCTCAAAAGGGATAACTTTACATGCCAATATTGTGGTAGAACTCCACAAGATGGTGCAAAACTTGTTGTTGACCACATAGTCCCTTTTTCAAAGGGTGGGGAGACCATTGAAGAAAGCCTCATTACAAGTTGTTTTGAATGCAATGCTGGCAAAGGAGATGTCCTCCTTGATCTAAATTCACTAAAAAGAAAGCCCCACGAATAATCTTTTAAAATTATCCAATGGGGCTTCTTCAAAGCGCGTTGGCTTAGTGCAGGTGTGGGCTTAGTGCCGCTGCTGCACCGTTATGTGAAATTACTTACCTCATATCTCCTCTCCTCGGATAATCTTCTCAGATTTTCTTAAAGATGCTAAAAGTTGGTCCTTCACTATTCAAAAGCGATTGAATAGCGGTTTGAGTTTGATCATCCATAAATAAGCCTTTACCGTTTATAACTTCTCTGTGAGGCACTGAAATAGAATAACGATACTGTTCAACACCTAAGAGTTTCTTCCCGATCCAAAGGCCAATACGGTTTTTGAGGCTTATTTTAAAACCACATCCTGTTTTTCGTTTTTCTTGAAATGCAACTGGCATTTTCATATCTCCTCTCCCCGGATAATCTTCTCGAACAATGTCACCAAGAGCTTGAGAGCTCGGGTCACTGCAATAAGGACTTTTCTGGCGTCAATGTTCATAACATAACTCAAAACCATATTCGTTCATCGCATGAAGAACAGTCTTGTTTACCTCGCACAATCCTGATGATAGCTTTCCAGCGGCAGCGGATCTCCTTAAAACAGGACTTCACTTTCATCCATCTCGTTATTTTTACTGCTGGACGCGGGAAACGATGCTCAAATGCAATAGCCTCTTGCTCTTGATAATGTTTGAGTATTGACTTTCCCCATAACTCTGGCACGAAAGGACTGTCATAATCAGGAATAGCCATATTCCGGGTTTCCCATGTTAAAGTTATGCCTGTAGGGGATTCTTCATAGTCAATGAGATTTCCCTGTCTATCGAATCTTTTTTTACTGCCCATTCCTATGAGTTTTTCCCCATCAAATTCAAACCATGATCTTAGTTCGGCATATCCGTAAACCTGCTCTGGGAAGATTTCGTTCATGACTTGCTATTTGTCCTTACCGTAAATACCTCGGGGGCGACTAATACGCTCGACTCCTTAGACCTGATAGCGGAGATAAACCCCACGATTTCCCGCTCGATATCATCCTCATCGGTCTTGTAGATATAGATCCCTTCACGCCATTTGTCCTCTTCTTCATCATAACGCCTGGACTCCACCTTTACGTGATGATCGTTGAGCATCTTATCCACAAGAGCAGGATCAATGCGCTCGTTGACAATGACACCGAGTTTCTCAAGCGTCGTGAAAAGACAAGCATGCACAAATCCTGTTGCCTCGGCATGACTGGAAAATCTATGCTCCTCGGCCTGCTTGAGTACATGCTCAAGATTGTCGATGTCGTATGCCTTCATCTCGCCTATGGTGATGTCTCTAGCCATCGTTCAATCCTTTTTCAGAATGTTGTCCCCTCCCTGTCCCCACATTTTTCTGTCTTGTATCCATGCGTTTTTTAGTTTTTCATAAATTTGAGCCATTACTTCTTGTTTAAATGATTCATCGAACATAAACTTCTCTTCAACTTCGGGAGCTGATGCAAAAGCTGCGTATAACGGCGATAAAAAAGACTTCAATTTAAATGCAATTTGTTTGTTAGCATTTCCATCCTCAGAAATACTTACAAATCTAATAAAATGACCAAAATCATATGTTTCTTTCATTGCTTCTACATTGAAAATTGAGCGAGCAACATGTCCTTTTGGTTGCTTAGCTATTTCTTGATTGATGGCGTTTACCAAGTCTGTTGAAGTAGGCATATCATTCCTCTTTTCAGCGGGCAGGGTACGGAACCAAACTCCCGCACCCTACCCGGTTAAATTTTTTGTTTAGCTTACCAACACCTCGGCGATGTTGCCTTCATCGATTGTGGTGGTCACATGCATTCTCGGCATATATACATACTGATCTTTCGCAGCAGCCGCGATCCTGGTAACTTTCACGAAGTTACACATAGGATCGAGTAACGCAAGAGCAGTGTTGCCGCCAGTGAAATTAAATGCCTCATCAATGCTGGTTGCCAGGTTCGAGCTCAACGCCAAGAATGTGCAGTTGTGGAAGTATGCAAGCGTTACGCTCGAGCTGTTCTTGAAGTTAACGAACATCGAATCAGCACCATCCACAAACATCCTGAATAGGCAATTGTGGAAATGCGCAGTCACGCCTGCGGCCAATTGCACATTGTAGTTTGCAGCATTCCTGGCAATGGAGCTATCGCCAAATATGCATCCGTCAAAGACATTCTCGGTCCCGGTCAGGTCAACGCCAACATAGGATGTATGATCAGCCTGGTCTTCGTTAAAAGGGCCTCCAAAATGAACATTCCGGAACCTGTTCCGGGCTCCCGAAATGCTCCATCCAACGTAATCGGCCTCTGCCGTACCGTGCATGGTATAGAGATTGGCAAAAAGATTGCCATAGCCAGATACGGTTATAAAGGGACTGAAAGCGGTACTCATGCCGATCCTTGATCTGGCATGCTCACAACTCCCCGGCCATACACCGATCAGATGAGCCATGTTCTTTGCCCACGCGAGATTGCTTGCTAGGCTGACGGAACTGGTCGATTGCTGCAAATGGATGACATCATTATATCCTGATCTAGCCATCCCATAAGCGCCCGTTAAACTGGTTATAGGTTTGTCCTTGGTTTTGCCGGTATTGCCTGTGCTACCCAAAGCAGCATTGATGAAGAATTCATCGCCCATGCCCTTTGCGAGCAGATCACCAACACCCCCACCTATAATTTTATCTACGGTGAGCTCCCCTACATCTAATTGTTCGTATCTCATACCTAAATCCTCCTGTTGTGGAATGCCTCTTGGATCCCCATGATCCTCTTGGGGCTCTGCCCGTCAGTGCCCCGCTTGGCGATTCCGTTTATTCTCATCCAGCCGCTTTTTTGCTTCCAAATCCTTCCTGGCGGCCAGAAGTATTTCAACGAGCTCATCAAGGCCCTGGAAGGCGCCTTGCAAACGTATGGTCATATTGACATCATTCTCTCGGGCACAGGAAATAGCGACCTGCGTGGATTGTGCATTGAGCCAATTCATCAATTCAGCATAATCCGGGTCGGACTGCAGCCGGGCCGCTGCATCCAGATATTTACCTTTCAGCCTATCCAGCAGCATTCTGCATTGTCCTCCCCGGTTCTCTGCCCTTAGGCGATCCATCGGGATTGAGTGGTGTAGCCTCGGGACCTCCAGGAATAGCTTCTGCCCGCGCTTTCTGTTCTGCAATCTCCCGCTGCTCCATCATTTCCTTGGTCGGCACAACCTCATCGACAGCCATTTTCAAGGATTTTACTTGTTCTCGATGCATAGCAGCCCTACCTTTGAGACCAATGATTGCCATGTCCGTAGGATTATTGGTGCTATTGAGGTATTCGCCTCTCCTCATTTGCAGCTGCTCCTGCATGATGAGATGGTCGCTGGCCCTGGCCCGTACGTTGATATCTCCGGTTTTGTCGATATTCTTGTCGTAAAGCATAACGTGCACCCAATGGTATGTTACCGATGGTATGATTACCCCTTGATCTACATGAAAAACGACTCCCTTCATTGTTTTGCTTGCCGCATTCATGAGCATACTCAATCCTGACGCGGTTTTGCCAGCACCGCCAACATTCTCTGAACCGTAGATATAGGCAGGTATTCCGGTTACCTCAGAGGCCTGCTTGAAGAAATAATCGTAAACGTGGATCAGGGGCTCGGCATTCATCTGCGCCTGGTAATAATAGATAGCCTGACGATTCCTGCCCTGTTTATCGCTCTTTGTTTTAGTAACCTTCCACGGATAGATGTCTTCTACGTCCTCGCCCGCTTCCAGGCGGTCCATCTGCACTTCTACCTGCGGCCCGCTGGCTATGCCCATGTTGTTGACCAGAGCCCGGGCAGTAGCATTGCATAAGCGCTGGATATCCCGCATGAGCTCGGGCAGGGCCTTGCCCCATATGCTATTATTCTGATTCTCGTAGCATGCGGAGTAATATGGCCTCATCCCCAGGGGGCTCTCGTTGAGCCTTGCCATAATAAGATAGCGGCCGATCTGCATAGCCGAGATGTCATAGTTTTTGGTAAGGTCTGGTACCTGCTTTTCGGTCATGCCCCATTCCCTGAGCATATCTCCTTGAGCCTGTCCCCAGAAGAGGAGCACATGGAAGATGGGTTCGGGGTCAATATACTCCTGGGGGGTTGCTTCCCCCTCTGCCCTTTGCTGATCAGTCCATAACCAATCCTTGAGTCCTCCTCGGCCATAGTCGAGAAGCACCGCATCGATCGTCTGACTGCTGAACCCAGGCACTCCTTTCAACGATTCGAGGTCGCTTCTCCGGTATTTGAGTCGGTGGATCAGATAGCCGTCCTGAACATGCTTGGCGCCAGGGGATGGATATATATCAAAGGGTGATACATCGATATATTCCCGCTTGAGCTTCTTACCGACTGACGGTACCGGCTGGCCAAAATCGTTTTTGGTCCACACCAAACTTTTGCGCTGCTTCACTACTGGGCCCATCATAAAGGCCGCCGGATAGGTCACCAGGTCGGTGATAAACTCGCTGAGCGCATGGTAATATTTGCCCTCTACCAGCTGATCCTCAACGTAGCGTTCCATGTTCGCGGCCGTCTGCTTGGCCAACTCTATCTCTTCTTTGAGCTTTTCATCCTTGAGCCGCTTGATAATCTTACTGATTCCCTGAGGTGACAGAGCCTCTGGGCCGATCTCCCGCACGGCGCGGTATGCCTCGAGGGAAACCACCTTCTCTATATTGGCAGATACCTCTTCGGGCAGATCAGGGATAGGAGTATGCTCGAAAGACCATGGTCGTTCGCCCGCGGGGATCATCACGTCCTTGATCCACGCCTCGGCAGCCCGGCATTTCATATTGGTCAGCATCATATAGATCTCTGAACCACCATGCTTCCTGATCTTTGCAAGGTCATCCGGGTCATAGACCCCGTTGCGCTGCCGCATGCATTTGAGCAGTCGCTGCTCCATTTCGATCTTGGAATTTTGGGCAGCCTGCCAGCAGCCCGTGATATGATCAGCGAGTCTGAGCATGGGTTCTTTCTGCTGTTCTTGTTGGGCCTCGAACTTGGCTCGCTCAGCATCCTCCATATCGGAGATCTGCCTGTTGCTGAGCACCTGTACGAGCCCGCGTGATGAACCTATGCCCAACGATCCGGTTGTACGTTCTGGTACTGCTAGCGGCATTATTCACTCCCTTACTTTTCCTTCTTCCGTCCGTTCTTAGCCCCTCTCCGAGTGGCTTTCATAGTTATACCAGTTCACTGGTCCCCGAACTCTTTTACCCACTCCTTGGCATATTCTGGATCACTGCTGAAAAGGGCCCGCTGCATCCTGCAGCGCTCTGCTTTTGATCCTTTGGGTGCTGGCATGTATTAGCTCTCCTTCCTTTATGCTCGGCTACTTACATCCTCCCTTTTTACCACCTGTTTTGCGGCCAGTTCCTCTACCCGGGGCCCTGCCCTGGCCACCGCCGCCACCATCTTTTTTGCCACCTGCACCGCTTGGTGGTCCTGTTTTGTCGCGTTTAGGCATGCTGCACCTCCTCTGATGTCTAAAGATTTACTGTTTCTCAGCACTAGAAGAACTCAGTGCCTTCTCGATCTCCATAATCGCCTTTTGAACATCGGCTTTCTGGACCTGGAGATCTGCGATACGACGGTCCAAATCAGCCTTCCTTCCACGAAGACTACGTAGAGAGACCGTCTTGGTCTGTTTTGACGTTTTCTCCTCCTCGATCTCAACCCGGACATTCTCTTTATCTTTGAGATCACCTTCTGTTTTCTTGATTTTTACAGACATATCCTCTACCTCCATATTTTATATTTGAATTTCATGTCCAGCCATCTGGATGAGCTCTTTCCCTGGATCTCTGATAGCTCCCGCTCGTTACTGCGCTCAGTCTGTTCCAAGGCGTCTTTTCGATACTGGCCACGATATACTGCATAGCAACGAGGGCGTAGTATTTCTCCTCTGGGTTCTCCCCTAAATCCATCCGCGCGAGGTTATACAAATGCCGATATAAGATCGTGCCAGGCTCTAAGCCTTCGATGGATTTCGTTTTCATCCACTCCTTGATGAACCGGATCCCGATATGGAATTTACCTACGATTGGCGCCTTATCGATCTCGATATCGTTGGCCTTTTGATACCGGCAGAAGTCATAGAATAGGCTCATCAAATCCATGTTCTCCGGCTTCATGTCGTTATACCAGAGGCGGCATTGATAGACTCGGGAATCCATCAACATCCGCATGAAGAGCTCCCTAGGCCACTCAGCGGTCCTCTCGATTACAAACAGCAAGGGCAGCTTACCGTAATTATTGATATCGGTGCGCTGTCCGAACAGGCAATAATAGGCCGGCTTCTTCTCGGTCGGCCAGACCAACGCCCCCCTGATATCATGACAGGGGATGATCTTCTGGCCACTTTCGCTCTCCGGATCCGGCTTCACCACGCTCAGGTGTTTTCCTTGGAGGATGGAGAAGATATCCTTCCTTGCGGTTTGGTTAATGGAGCTCATCAAAGACATACTCCGGTGCATTCTGCCTCGCCATACATTCATAGTTATAGGCATGTCGGTAATGATCCGGTCCCAGTTTGATGTAGACATAACGTTTACTGCCTGTCTCAGGGTCTTCTTCAAGCTTCTTCGCAACATTATGGATATGATCGGCAAACTCCTCGGTTATCGCGCATCGCTTAGGGAGGATGACACTTTCCTCAGCAATCTCCGTATGGCTCGCATCGAGTGATTCGGTCCGGTTGCATTGAACGATGTATTCCTTTTCATTCCAGGCGTACGAGCCCTTCTGGTGCTCATTGTAGTAGTTAAGATAAACTTTCCCTTTGTGGCGTTCAGCAAAGGCCCGGGCACTTCTAGTTTCAGGGAGCGCATCAATCACACACAGAGATACGTGAAACGCCTCCATAAGCCGATCCAGGTTGGTAAAATCCCTGTAATCGTTGATATGGACAATCTCACCAAAGGCTCGAGGATGCTTCCTGCCGATAACCACATGAAGGGCATTCCCGACATCGACGCCCATGGTGCATGGTTTGTCGGAGGAACTCGCTATACCTTTGTCGCTACAGAGAGAGAGCACTTCCTCAATGCTGAGCCGGTGCTCTGCCTCGATGTAGGCCCTCCCGAGCTGGAGTCGCGTGAAGTTGGCCAGGTCTAGGTGAGGCTTCCTAAACTGCTGCAGGAGTTTTTTGGGATTGATCCAATGGGCCGAGGGATGCCCTATGGTGAAACCAATAACATCCGTGATTTCAGGTCTTTTGGCTACCCACTGGCCGAACCGGGGATCAAGAGCCCTCCCGCACTTTTCACAGGCCCGTATTACAGTACCATCTCGCTGCTCATGAAAGAGTTTCGGGAAGTTTTCCTCGTAATCCAGACATGTCCAATGACCGCAGTGCTGACACTTTATGAACCAATATTCCTGGTCGGATTCCTGGAACTTCCTATCAATTCCATAGTCAGGGAGGGTAGGGTTTGCTAAGTATGACTTTGTTTGTACTCTGGACTTTGCGAGCCTGCCATCAATGAACTCATCAATCTTGGGGTCCATCTCGTCGTATTCGTCATGCACAGCATGGTCTGCAGGATCTCCCTTGAGGTTGGCAGAGGTTTTCATTTGCCCTTCGATCTCCTGAGCTAGCCGACCGGACCGGAAGTAGAGAAAGCCGCTCCCTATCCGTTTGATATTGACGCTATCGGTATCACGTATATAAGCGCCTATAGTCTCAGGATTATCGTTAATGAGAGGCTTAAATCGAGACTTGGAGAACTCGGAAACCTTGTCTTTATTCGGAAAGAGGTAATATACGCCCACTGGATATTTACCATAGATCATGCCATGGAGGACATTCAAAACCTCGCTTTCGGTGACGGTCATCTGAGTAGCCTTACGGAACACCTTGACCGGGGGATGCATAGACATAGGCCGGACCTGGAACTCGTGCCCCATGAGAGAAAAGGGCCCGGGGACCAGCCGTATTTGGCTTTTTAGTGCCCAATACCACGGATCGTCAGCCTGGATCGCTGCCTCAATCTCCGGGCTTAATAGATTCGAGATGTTCTGTAAGAATTGCATCCTTTATCTTCTCTTTGAGATCGCCTATGAGTTTTCTGTCTTCATCGCTTAACTGGATAAGATGACTAACCGGTCCCCCTCCCGGCCCGGATATCTCTTTTGGGGCATACATGGCCTCACCCATGCGAGCGAGCTCTCTCGTAGCTTCTAATTGAGTACGGGCGTCATCGTAGTCCGTTTCCTCTGAGATGATGTCTCCTTGATATGAAGCGGTGAGCACTTTCTTGGCCCCGCTTAGATCGTAGAATTTCTTGACCACATAATCCAGATAGGAGTCAGCCCCCCGCTCCTTCGCCTCTTTTTCCAAGGCATCAAGGGTAGCTTGCCGTGCATCTTCACCTGCTCGTCTGCCTGCTTCTTGGTCGTCTATAGCCATAGGCTTAACTTAACCTAAATTCCAAATCAGATTATGTTTTATAATCCTTAGCACACAATAAATGAGGTTCGCCAAGCCACACTTTATTGGCCTCTGCTTTTGAAATCTTGTGGGGTAAACCTTCGCTATCATACAGCCAGAATTCAGCAATTTCTGTTTTACCGTTATAAACCTGGAGCACAAGCGCTTTGGGACACTCCATCAACAACAGCAGCGTAAAAGCCCTCTTGTTCTGGACATCAATTTTTTCGTAGATAACGGTTTCCTCACCAATCAATATAAAATCATGACCTGGAAACAACGAAAAATCCCCGCACTCCTTTGGCACGACAATCCCGCTAGGTTGGCCGTTGAATAGAAGATTTGAAAGCTCCACCGTTTCCACTGATTGAGGAGCCGATACAGCCAGCTGCGGCATCAGCAACGCAAATACCGCAACCACCGCCAACACAATCAGCATTCTGTTGAAATAGCTAACTTTCTTCATCTCGACCTCCATTGTTTAAATTTTTAGTTTTGATCGTAGCTCTCTTATGCGAACGGTAAATCTCTGCTGTTTGCTGAGCAACTCATCAATGAGTAATTCTGCCGGAATATCATCATATAGATGGTTTGCGTAATTGTGGTGGAGTATCGATTCAAGTTCCATGGTGTAGCTTCGTACCGTTTCGCATATCTGATCAAATTGATCTTTTTTCATGATAGCGATAGGGATTTAAAAGATTGAGATAAGTATGAATTACTCCATTTTGGTTTGTCAACCTCACTAAGAATGGACAAGTTTGGTCGTTTTGTGGTCGTTTTGTATACTTAGTTTACCCTTTTTGTGGACACCTTCATTTTTTTTATAATAGTCAAACCGATCAATCCAAATATCCACTTCAGACTTCAAAACTCTCACGAGTTTACCCGGACCATGCCGACGAGCAGGAAGGCCAAAATACCGGACGTAGCGGTAGGCTGTTTTAGCATTTACACCCAAATACAGGCCTAGATGCTTATAACCGGTAATCCAATAATCCTCATTCATTTCATCCTCTCAACGAATGCTATAAGCTCATTCTTATACCGCTGGCTCTTTTCATCCGCTTGCTGTTTGGTGTATTTCGGGTTCTCGCTGTTGAATATTTTCTGCACATAGGCCCGGGGGTCCCCTCTGATCACGTCTTTCTCTTTGTTCAACCTTCGCAACGCATGGAGCAATGCTCCTGGGTGAGCGACTGTCTTTCTGTTTTTGAGATTTGTGCCTATGAATTCCCCTGGGTCGAATTTCCTGCAAGTCGCTTTTGGATGGATGCGGTAGAATTCCCTGAGCTCTTGGCAGAGGTTTTTGACCTCTTCAATATCGAAAAAGGAGGGAGCCGAGTTGCGTCCTTTATCCTGAAAGGATAAAGGAATAGGAGAAGGAGAAGGGGAAGGAGAAGGGGCATCCCCGTTTTTTTCTTGGCATGCTAAATTCTTATCGGGCATGCGCTTGGCACTATTTGGCTTGCTACTGGCATCATCGGGCAGAGGATCATCTTTATTTATAACCCCATGCCGAATAAGCGCTGCCCTACGCGATTTTTCCGATCTATCTTTGCTATGGAACGCATACGGATTATGGTCTTCCCAATCATGTACCCTATAATCCCCATTTTCTCCTCTGTCCAAAAGCCTGCATTCATCACACAGAACCCGAACAAACTCATTGGCATCACCTTCCCAATCTGCATCATCTGCTATATCCTGATTCGTCATATTGGTGAGCTTTCCATCAGGCTTATTCTCTCGTACCGACAAAAGCAAATAAATCCAATGTATCTCACCTTCATATCCGAGAAGGCGCCTAAGCTTTCTTTGTTTCCTGTGACCTCGCCAAGAGGTAAGCAATCTGATATCCTCAGGCATTCTGTTTCCCCGTTTTATACCGTTCGATTCCACGCACAATAAAATACCGCGCCATATTGTTGATGGGCCTCAATTCCTTTTCAGCTATCTCTTGAAGATCAAGATAAACCTGCTTGTAAGGCCTTGCGAAATTGATTTTCACACTCATCCTACTATCGGAAAAAGTTTTTTCCTCATTCTCATCTTCGATTTTTGGAGATACTTTTTTTGCCATAGACTTATCCTCTTTCTTTCTTCCTCTCATATAGTTTCTCATGTAGCATTTCTTACACATATCCTTTATCGTAGCCGGTTCCTTATGACACTCCTTGCAGAGCTTTACGGACGGGATCGAATCTTCTTTTTCCTTATTCTTTGGTTCAACAGTTTTCTCCCTTGGCACTTTTCCAGGCTGACTTTCATCTAATGTATTCAACACGTCCTTGGGTAAATCCCCACACTCAATGGCATAGCGAATCCGATCAGGGCAATTCTGACACCGTTCGTTATCTTTGCTCTCGGTGAGATGCTCACAATTTAAGCAGGGGGATCTCATTTAATATTCCTTCTCCACCAACACCGCCCCCTTCAACGTATCCAATTCCCACACATAAGAACTGACAGAAGCCTCATAGTGGCTCGTGAAATGCACGCCGGCAAAAGCCAGATGCTGCTGAGCCTGCTTCAAGTGGTCTTTTTGTCTCTTAGTGAGATTATGGAAAATCAGCCGCGCCTTGATGGGTTGGACATATGTATCATTCATTCCAGGACTCCTTTTTTCTTCAAGATAGCTCTCATATCCTCAAGATGATATTTTATGGCTGCAAGTTGGCTTGTACTTCCTTCTTGGGATGGCCTCACTCCAAGCCTCCATAATTCATCCATCAGAATCTGTGCTCCCTCAGTTTCAAAACAGAGAGTAGGTTCAACAAATTCCCCTTTGTTTAATTTTTCCAATGCTATTGGCCGGACAATCTCTGCCTGATCAACAGTATGGATTAACATCTCAAACCCGAACCTCGAAACAGGCCGCCCCAGACGGAAGGTAATCCTTTTACCCCATAGAAAATCATTTTTATCCATCGGTTGGTTCCTCGTCTTGGACCGCAGTAGTTCCCCCGGTATCAAATGTTATTTCACCCTGGCCTTCACCTTCTCTTTGGCCTTCTTCTTGGTCCTCTGATGTCTCCTCGGGTTTTTGCTCCCGGTCAAAATCCATGGCCATCTGTAACTCCTGTGCGGTCATGGTGCGCTCTTCGATCAGATCCAGCGGATCCAGTTGAAAAACTTCCACGGTCTTATGATCATAGTCGTAGACGATTTCGCAATCCTGCATCCGCATCTCAAAGCCGCTGCTTAGCCTCTGGGCTGCCGTATGGACCTTGGCCTGTACCTCGTTGATCTTGCTCTGGTACTGAGATACCACAGTTTTCTTCTCTTCTTGGAGGGAATTAAGCTCGATCACTCCCTCACTCATTGTTTCCACCAGATCAGATCGCTCCTCGGTGGTGAAGTGGTGCTTCAGCCATTTAGATGTAGTTTTTCTGACGATGTTGCTTTCGCCCTCGCCTTCATAACCTTGAAAACTTGTCGATGCTTCTCCCATGAAAGCCTCCTTTGTTAGATGTTATTCTTTATACCGATATGCTTTCCACGCTTCCCTTATCGTTGAATATTGCCGGTAAGCTCTTTGATCAATAAATCGTTTCAACGCATAGAGATGTCTATCATTCTTTCTAAACGGCATTACATAAGGGCTCATGCCATAATCGTGGATCTTTTGAAGCCGATAAAAGTCCTCTTCTTCTGTAGTATCAAATCCTACAAGTACATAAATAACGGTATCATGCCGAGCAAGTTTGAACTTCTTTAAGATCTCAAAACCAGCAATTATTTCCTTTTCATCCTGCATTCGGTCCCAGGCAAAATAGATACGATTATTTTTAAATTTCGTTCTCTTAAGGGCGTCTGCTTTTTCATCATCCAAAAACCTTAAATCATATCCATTTTCATCGTTCAAAATGAGATCTGTTTCCCATATTTCCTGGAAGGTTTCTCGCCATTGGGGGTCCGAAAAAGTATTGTTGTTTAGGAGACAAATTTCTTTGAACCGGATATCGTGAAACTCCCATATTGAATGATGATCTTTGGGATTGTTTTGAAGAGGCACTATGCAGAAAGGGCATTTGCGGGGACAATATGACCATGTGTAGCCGAGAGAGTAATTGAGGTTGAAAAGAGAGTAATCAGGTTTCCCATTGAAATTGATGTAAGGTAGTTGATTTTCGAGTGTTAAAGCAGGATCTATACCAGGGCCACCTTCAATATCGCACGGTTGTTTTTGGCTCCACGTAAAAAGCCATGATCCAAAGGTAAGCTCAAATTTTCCTACACCATTTAAAAAAATATGATGCCCACGCTCTTTGTAATGCTTCGAGAGCCTCATAAGGGCTAGGTTATGATATTTAGCGTCTGTTACGAGATTGATGTTCATATTATATGGCTCTCTCTGGAAATGGTAGACTATTGACCCCAAAACATTTTCTCCTGTGCCAGTTTGCATAATGGCATATCGCAATATTCTTTTTTTAGTTCTATCAATACGGCTTTACGATTTAACCTTTTAGCCACAATCCCGATCGTACCACTGCCACTGAAGGGGTCGAGTATAGTATCTCCTGCCTGGGATCCTGCCTTGATACAGGGCTCTACTATCTTCTCCGGAAAGGTGGCAAAATGAGCCTCTTTCGTTCCCTTGGAATTCACAATAAAAGCTAAAGGCTCCTCTTCTTCGTTTAATAAGAGGCCCTGAAACGATTCAAAAAACCAATCGGAATTTCTTCTCATTCTCGTTTGCACAACGTCCTTGACAACACCGGAAAAGGATTCATTCTGCTTTATGCCGGATCCCGACTTTGTACATTTCGGGTTTACTCCCGGTGCCCTGCCTTTTCGATGAAAAGCCCCGTGGTGTCCTGGGTCTATATCCCAACCGCTAGGCTTTTTATGGTTGTCGCTTCTCCCGCGGGCATACCGGGCATGGGTGTCAGGGGATGCCGGCAGTTTGACTGCCTCGTAATTGTAGAAATATTTTTTACTTTTGGTGAGGAGGTAGAAATATTCGATTGCCGAAGTAGGTCGATCCTTGGTGCTCTCGGGCATACAGTTTCGCTTGACCCATGGGATCTGAGAACGGAGATGCCAACCATCGGCCTGAAGGGCCAGGGCGACACGGGCTGGGATCATGCAAAGATCCTTTTCTTTTAACCCAGCTGGAACTTCCGGGTCTCTGTTTAGTTCTTCTGCTTGTTGATTTTTGAGATAAGTGGAAGGGCCAGCTTGAAACTTAACGCCCTTTGATGGACTTCGAGCATAACTATCCCCCAAATTCAACCAAAGCGTCCCATCCTTTCGTAACACTCGTTTGACCTCTCTGAATATGCTAACTAAATGACAGACATAGCAATTATCCAATTTTGTTTGAAAATACTTTTGTAAATGAGGTGGAACTTTATATGATGGGAGTACAATTTTTTCTTGCATTAAAACACCTTATATGGTAACTTAGGGTTAGAGGTTAAAAATGGTTTATCGAATAAGAACGAAAATTTGTAAACAATGTGGCCAAGAATTTTCAAAGCGTATGCGTGAAGACCAAGAGTTTTGTTCTGTTGCGTGTAAAATGGCTTATAGAAATAACCCTCTTCGCAACCCTGCAAAATCTGATAAAGCCCGTAAAAAGATTTCTGAATCAAGGAAAGGGAAACCAACCTCATTAGGTGTGCCATGCCCTGAAAAAAAGAAAAGAAGAATTTCCAAAGCATTGAAGGGTAAACCAACAGGCAGGAAACCTTCTCAAAAAGTAATAAATGCTTGGGTCGAGGGAATGAAAAATGCTCCACGCAAATCAGGCCCAGATCATCCCATGTGGAAAGGTGGTCTTGCAAAATCAAGGCAAGCTCGCTACAAAGAGCCTGAGTATATTGAATGGCATGATAAATGCCTTGTAAGGGATAATTATACTTGCCAAAAATGTGGTGCAAAGAATGGAAATGGAAAAAAGATTGTCCTTCAAATTCACCATAAAATACATTATTGGGAAAGACCTGACCTTGCCTATGATCTTGATAATGGAATAACTCTTTGTAAACCATGTCATCAAAAAGCACATAAGGGCATGAAAAAGCCAAAGATTCCACGTTAAATCAACCCCGCTTTCTTTAATTCATCCATTACATATTCTCTTTCTTTTTCTGTTAAATCTGGTTTTAATTCCATAAATGGCCTTCCACAGTCCGGTACTGGTTCGAGGCCCAGGGAGCCACGCCAGGCTCCGCAATGGAGGCAAAATCCAGGCTGGAGGCCTCCACGGATTCGGGCGGCATGTTCTTTATTACGATGAAAGGAAGTTCCAGACCCATTTCCACCGGGAGCTTCGGTGGCCACCCACTCGTGCTCACATCCCCCTGGGTCATCCCATATCTGCGGTTCAAGGCCATAATCTCTTAGGCCCCAGTAAGGTGGCGATGTGCAAACACACTGTATCGACTCACTGGGGAGGCCTCTTAACTCTGTGAGGACATGGCCATTTAAAATCGTAATGTGATTATCTTGGTAATAAAGGGTCATTCTAATTCATCTATATTCGCAGCGATCAGGCGCAGGCGTTAGCCTGTCGGCTGGATTGCTTTGTTGGAGGTCAAGAAGTTTTACAGCTAGTTCATATGAGACAGCATAACCATTAAAATTCTTCGCAGATTTTTCAGCTAAACCGAAGCTATTCCATGTCATTATTTTTCCATTTGACATTAGAATTGATGATAAATCACTGCGCATTACAACAAACATAAAACCTTCAATTAGTTATTGGTAGTCAAAAGGATCCCTCCTGGAGGACGCTTCCCTCTTGGCATCGTAAGGTCACTCACCTCTTCACGGTAGGTTTTGTAGAGTTCGCTG